ATAATAACATTCCATATACATATTTCAAAAATCAAATCTTCACACACCCTACAATGGCAGAAAACTTAAACGACCTTTGTAATTTCTAATAGCTTAATAGCTAATACAAACACTAGTCTAAATTAATAACCTAACACAAAAGCCTTTAGACACTAAACTAATTTAGCATCTAAAGGCTTTTGTATGTAATGAAAAGGCAGTTATATATAAGTGTATTAGGTCATTATAAATATATTAGATTATTTCTAATATATATTGACAATATAAGCTTATATACTTATAATATGCGTATCTTAATAAGATACGGAGTTACGATGGAGCAGAAAATTAGATGGACAGTTCGTTCGCTGCGACAACTGCAAAAAATTGATCAGCGGTATGCGCAGAATATCAAAGCGAGGGTAAACGAACTGAAAAACTTCCCGCAGGTGGCAGCGGATATTAAGAAAATTGAAAAGAAGTATCGGTTGAGGGTTGGCAATTACCGAATATTTTTTGAGGTGATCGAGGGGGTGCCGAGAATCATCGAAGTTCAAGAAATCTTAAGACGCCAAAGCAAAACCTACAAATAACATTATAAGTATAAAGACACGACGGGGCTGCCGCCCCGTCTACCAAACGATTAACTAATAAACATCTAATAAACAACTTAATGGGATTAAATCATGGATCTGCAATATATCAACGACCGCCAAGGCCGCCCGCAGTATGTGGTGTTGCCAATAGCCGACTATCACCGCCTAATCGTCGAAGCCGGCGATGAAATCGAATGGGAAAGCATACCCTACGAATCTGACCAATATGATGATGCTACCGTGCCCGGCTCTGTAGTGGACATCATGATAGATAAAGACGTGAGCATTGCCGCCGCCTGGCGGATTTATCGTGGCATGAATCAAAATGAAGCCGCAAAACAGCTTGGTATCAGTCAATCTGCCCTGTCTCAAATTGAGAAAAAAGGCAACCGCCCGCAAGAAAAAACCCTGGAGCAGCTTGCCGCCCTGTACGACTGCGAAATAGCTCAATTGGCTGTTTAAAGCACACAAGTAATAAATCAGGCTACCTGAAATTTCAGGTAGCCTGATTTATTACTGGGCAGCTTGAAAATGTTGGATAACCAGCTCTTCAATCAGGCTCAAATCTTCAGCGGAGAAACCGAGCAGGGTGCGGGCGGGGCGGCCGTCTTCGCCGTATTGGTGGGCGGCAGCGATATAGGCAGCCAAACCGCTCATAAAGCCGACAGCCGCCTCGTTATCGGTGGCTTTCAGTTTGAGATGTTTGTATTGGTGCAGCTTGCGAAACATCAGCTTGCCGCGCGGGCTGTTGTCCGGTTTGCCGATTTTGCTGCGTAGAGCTTTGAATAGGTGGCCGGTGGTGTATTCCCAACCGGCCACGGCATCGGTATCGGGCAGTTGGCGCAGGGTACGGAAGCGGCGCAGTTTGCCGTTGTAAACAAAATCCTGCTCCACCCGCAGGCGGCCACCGAATTTGCGCGCGGCCACGCCACGGCGCGGGGTGAAGCGGCTGCCGTCTGGCGCGATGTTGGCTTGGATGCGGCGTTTGTTGGCCTGGCGGATTTGGCGGCCGATGTCGCCGGCAAGGCGGCGGCGTTCGGCGGGCGACAGCTTGCGGATTAATGTATCGAGGTTTTCGATGTAATGGTCGAGTTCGGGGGATGCGGACATTTCAGGTAGCCTCTTTCAGGTAGCCTCTTCAGGTAGCCTCTTTCAGGTAGCCTCTTCAGGTGGCCTTAACCGCCATTGCCGAGGATGCCGGTGAGGTTTGTTTTATGCTGCGGCTCGGCCGGGTGGTCGATTTGGACGTTGCCGTTATCATCCACCAAGGCGCGGGTTCGCTCGGACAGCTTGAGCTCGATGAGGATGTCGTAGCTGTTATCGGCGAGGATGTCGGCCTCGAAGCGGTAGGCGGCTGGGTCGGTGTTGCCGGGACCGAGAATATCGGGCTGATGGGTTTGCAACCAATTGACGATGGTGGTGTGCAGCGCGTCGAGGTTGCCGGTGAAATCGGTAATCAGCAGGGAGAGGGTAAATTCGGCGGTGTGCGAGAGGGTGGCTTTGTAGGCGCGAATGTGGCCGTTGCCGACAAACAGAGTGAGCTTGTCGGGATTGTTTGCGATTTCCGGCAGGCTTTTTTCAATTGCGGCGCGCAGCGATGCGGGTTTTTCCATAGTGTTCAATCTCGTTTTGACAGTCTACGCAGCAGCGGCAGCCGATAACGGCGCGGCGGCGCTCTTCTGGGATGGGTTCGCCGCATTCTTCGCATTCGTAGGCGGAGACGGCAGCGGCAGTTTGGCTTTTTCTTATCTGCTCCTCGAGGGCGAGACGGCGGTGCATCTCTTCGATTTCGCAGGCTTGGTCGATTTGTCGGCTCATGGTTTGGGCGTGGTGGTGAGGCATTGCTGCAGGGTATCGCGGGCGATTTTGCATTGCGCCAATTCGGCGTCACGCTGCAGGTAGGCTTGGGCGAGGTCGCCGTTGGTGGTGAGACTGACGGGGGCACGGGTGCATTCGGGCACGGCGGGGCAGCTCGGCGGCAAGTAACGGACAACGGTTTTCGGGGTGCAGGCGGCCAGCAATAGGGTGGCGGCAATGACGGCTTGGGTGTGGCTCATGGCACTAATCCCTCCAAATAGACGGTTTGCAGCTTGCCGCCGATGCGGCGTTTAACCGAGGTTTTGATTTGGTTGCGTTCGGTGCTGTGGTGGCGGCAGCCGAAATGCACCCATGAGTTGATGCCCGGCGTGTCCGGAAACTCAAGAATGAGTTGGTCGAAAGTAATCAATCCCTCATTGCGCATTTGCACAATGTCTTCGGCCAGTTGGCGGCTAGTGAGGCCGGCGGCGCGGATGTCGGCAGCCGAGCCGTGCAGGTGGGCGGACGTGGGCGAGCCACCGGCGGCGCGATTGACTGCAGGGCTGCGAAAGCAGGAAGTAACGCGGATGGCGACGCTGCGGCCGTATTTTTGGCACAAATAGGCGCGGATTTTTTCCAGGCGCTCGGCGGTGGATCGGATATTGGTGAGCTGGGCATCGTTTGGCTGATTGTTGAGGCTACGGGCGGCAGCGATGCCGCTGCGGGTGAGCTCGGCCAGCGTGAAATGCTGGGTGATTTGGACAGTTTCAGTCATTTTTTAAATAGTTCCTTCAGTGATTCGGGCAGCTCGGTGTCGCGCCACGCTGCATTGGTTTGCAGCGCTTGAGCAAGTGCATCACGTCGGGCAGCAGCTTCGGCTTGAGCGGCGGCGAGCTGCTGCATCATTTGCTGGTTGGCGGCCTGCAGCGCGGCGGCGCGTTCGTTGGCTTGCTTGAGCTCGCTGCGGCTGGTTTCGAGGTCGGTTTTGGCGTAGGCGAGCTGGGTTTGCACGGATTGGAGGCGGTAGTGCTGCACAGTTTGGGCAATGCCCGACGCGGCGAGCATTGCAGCGAGAATGATGGGGAGGTTTAATTTGGCGGGTAGCATAAAGTTCTCTTTACGGATTGGGCTTGCGTTTTCAGGTAGCCTTGGAGTAATATCGCGCCACTACTAAATCAATACCGGATTCTTTCGCCCCGTCAGCGCGCTTTTTTTGCGCCTTGCGCAAATACACGTCAAAGTTTCTTTGGCGGGTTGATAGCCGTGAATACAACACCTTCGGGAAATAGCGGCAGCCGTGTATTGACGGTAGTTGAGACCCGCCGCCCCATTCGGGCAGCAATCCCCTAACTAAATCAATACGGAGTTCAGTTATGAACGTTCAAAACACCATTTCCATTTCCCAAACCATCAAACACGGTATCGAGCGCAAAGCGGCGGTGGCGGTGTATGACAGCCTGCTGGAAAAAATCAATGCGTTTTCCGGCATCGTGGAAATCCTGGCCGAATGCAGCGGCCAAAATTTGGACGCGGGCAAGCTGTTTTTCCTGTTGAGCCAGCAGGAGCGCGAATTCAATGATGTGTTGGTGCAGCTGGAACGGCTGATTTAAACCGCAACCTTCTCCACCCCGCTATCCGGCGGGGTTTTTTGTTGGGCGGCGTAGCGCTCGTAGGCATTGGCGAGCTTGCTGTCGTAGTTGTGCCGTTTGTAGGCGGGGCCGTTGTACAGGCCGGCAAATTTGGCCCAGTCTTTTTTCTGCAGGGCGGCGTGCATGGCTTTGTTGGCTTTGACAAAGCGGGCAAAGGCTTGGAGTTGCTGCCCTTCGCCCTGTTTCATGGCATCGACAAACGCATCCACGGAATCGAAACCGGCCGCCTGGAAATTGAAGCCCATGATTTGGAACAGGCCCCACGAGGCGGCGGCCTGGCCGGCGGTTTTATCGATGCCCATTGCGCGGGCGAGGCGCGGATATTCGGCAGTGCCGCCGCGATAGCCGCCTGGCTGCGGATGGCAG